GGTTTTCAGCACTCTCGTCAACTGGTGGTTAGAGTTCGGCAGCTACCATCGCAAGGACGGCCTCATTGTAAAAAAGAATGATGACTTGATGTCCGCAACAAGGCAGGGTATTATGGACCTTCGGTACGCCCGCCCTGTGCTGTTCGGGAGACCGCCTGCGCTCAAAAAGCCGGGACCGCCTCAGCAGCTTGACCCTTGGACAGACAGGCCGGTGAAACTTGGCTACTAAAGACCCGTTTGCTACCGGCGACTATAGCGCTAATTACACTGGTGGCAACGACCACGAGGAAGAGAAGCTTGCTTTCTATATCCAGCTTTTCAACCAGCTTCGGGCCAGACGCGTAAATTTTGAGTTGCAATGGGAGGAAACCGCTTCCCTCTGCTGGCCCGAGTACCAGAGCAGCTTTTTCTTCGGCCGCGACGTTGCACCTGGCATGAAGCGCCAGCAGTACCAGCTTGACACCACTGCCCAGGTGAGCAGCCATCGTTTTGGAGCTATAGCCGAGTGGTTGCTGACGCCCACCAATCTTATGTGGTCTGCTGTCTGCGCTGGTGGTGAGAACGGCGGATACCTGATGAAACGCCGAGAAGTCGCTCTCTATTACGAGCAACTGACCCGCATCATGTGGATGGAGCGTTATAAGCCCGAAGCAAACTTCATTGGGCAAAATTCCCAAAATATGCAGGGCCTCGGCGTCTTCGGCAACATGGGGATGTTCACTGACGAGTATTGTGACACTGTTGACCCCAAAAAGCGCGGTCTGAGCTACCTAGCTACTCCGGTTGGTGAGATTTATGTTATTCGAGACCATCAGCGCCGGGTCGTGGGCTTCATCCGTCATTTTCGCCTTACCGCTCAGCAGGCCAAGCGCAAGTGGAAGGACAAGGTTGTTCCAGTCCTTGAGGCGGCATTACAGATTAACAGCACGCAGCTATACGACTTCCTACATATTGTGCGCCCGCGTGATGATTACAATCCGGGTTTTCTGCTCTCCCCGAAGGGCAAGAAATACGAGAGCGTGTACATTTCGTACCAGGGTCACTGCATTCTTGAAGAGAGTGGATATCGCACTCTGCCTCTGGCATATGGGGCTTATATGCAGGCCCCCGATGAAGACTATGGGCGCGGGCCTGCTCAGATGGTGCTCGCGAGCCTTAAAACGCTCAACGCGGAGAAAGCCATCTTCCTCAAGCAAGGACATCGTGCATCTGATCCTGCTTATCTCATTGGAGACACAGGGCTTCTCGACTTACGCACAAACTCAGGCTCGTTTAACGCGGGGGGTGTAACTCCTGATGGGCGGCCCCTTGTACACATTCTTCCGACAGGTGAAATCCAGATTACTGAAAAGATGATGGAGAATGAGCTAGTCGGGGTGAACGATGCTTTCCTGGTCAATCTGTTCAAGATGATTATGGAAAATCCTACTGACATGAATTATCGCCAGGTGTTGGAATACGTTAATGAACGCGGTATCTTCCTGGCTCCGACGATTGGTCGTCAATGTAGCGAGTATCTTGGTCCTCTCCACGATCGCGAACTTGATATTTTATCCTGGCTTCGCAAACTGCCCCCGGTGCCTCCCATACTCAAAGAAGCAAAAGCTGGACTTGACTACCAAATTGTTTACTCTTCGCCTATCGCGCGATCGGTGCAGTCGCAGGAGAGCGCTGGGTTTATGCGAATTGTGGAGTGGGCCTCTGCCACCAGCCAGGCGATTGGTGATCCGTCGTTGATGGATAACTTCGATTTCGATACTTCGATCGCGGCTATGGGCAAACAGTCCGCTACGCCGCCCTCCTGGTTTTCTTCCAATGAGCAGAAGGCTAAGGCGCGTAAGGCTCGGGCTGATGCTGAGGAACGGTCGAACCAGGTTAAGGAATTGCCGGGTAAGGCAGCTATCATGAAGGCACAGGCTATCAGCGACAAAGCGGGCGCTGGGCAAAATACTGGTGGTGCTCTAAGTGGCACGCCGCCCACAGGTATGCCAGGCGTGCCAAATCAACAAGGCCAGATTACCAACAATCAAGGCTTCCAGACACCATGACCCTTACCCAGATGCAAGACCTTTATCGTGCCACTTTCCTCGGGAAAGACGGCCAGGTAGTGCTCCAGGACTTGATGGGTAGGTGCTTCGCGAATGCTACCACTTTCGTCGCCGATGAGCGTCAATCGCTACTCAACGAAGGACGCCGGCAACTCTGGCTCCATATCAACACGATGCTGAACCTGACCCCTGAGCAGATAGCCCGCTGCCAGCTTGGTCTTCCCTTCATCCAGGGCGAATAGGAACACCGTGGCTGACACTCTGTCAACACCCTCGGAAATCCGAGCAGAACTAAAGGTGGTGAAGCGCCTTGTCGCTGAGCTACCTATCCAACATGCGCTAAACCTGGAGGGGTTGCAGAACCTCGCCGCCGACTACTTCGGTACTCATCCACGTTGGAATGAGTTTGTCCAGGCTGCGAACCGTATGGTGATCGCCAATGGCTGATGGTGATACCCCAATCGTCGAGGAAAAGCCGTGGTGGTCCGCACTTGACGCTGAGCACCAAGGGCATGTGCAGAATAAGGGCTGGGAGAAGCTAGGCCCAGCCGAAGCCGCCATCGAGCTTACCAAGGCTTGGAAGGGCGCTGAGAAGCTGATTGGCATCCCCAAGGACGAACTCCTGCGTATGCCAAAGGCTGATGATGCCGAGGCTCAGAAGGCGTTCTGGGGCAAGCTTGGCGCGAAGGAAAAGGCTGAGGAATACCAGTTCACCGGGCAGGACAAGCTCGATCCCAAGTTGGTTGAGACAGCCCGCGCAGCCGCTTTTGAGCTTCGCATCCCCGCCGACAAGGCGGATGCGTTCATGCAGAAGTTCGTGGCCTACGAGGGCTCCAGAGCCGAAGCGAATGCGGCTGCTGCCACTGTGGCGAAGAACCTCGAACTGGAGAAGCTACGGGCCTCGTGGGGGCCTAATTACGATGTGAACCTACTCGCGGCCCAGAGAGCGGCTTCCACCATCCCAGGGATCACCCCAGAGGCTGTGACGGCACTTGAGAGCACGGCGGGGTATTCCGTTGTCATGGAGATGTTCCGCAACCTCGATGCTCGGATGGGTGAAGCCAAGTTCCACACCGGGGACAGCACCACGATCGCTCCGGCCATGACCTATGAGCAGGCGGTGGCTGAGAAGGCCGACTTGATGCGTGATAAGGTCTTTGTCAACAAGTGGATTAATGATGGCGACCGGAGCCCTCAGCGGGTGAAGATTGCTGAACTTGACCGATTGATCGCGTCCAATCCCAATCATCTTCGTAGGTAGAGATCATGCACACAGTTGAAGACAGAGACGGGATGCGTGTTCTCGTCATTACCTCCATGCAGGACAGCGCTAGCTTTGAGACTGGCGAACAGGTTATTATCGAAGGAAAGCAGCTTGAAGAGCCTACCCCCATCGTCCACGTCAACGACATTGCTAAATTCTATGGTCTGGATGTACGAGATGTATGGCCTCTTGTTCATGCCAACGCAATGGGGCAACGTATTGCCTACAACACAGGTGATTTTGGTAAACCAAAGGACGCCAATCGTAATGAACGCTACTGGAGAGACGGAACCGACATCCACGGCAACAAAACCAAGGTAGAACGCATCCGCCGCGTTCCCTACGTTCAGGAAGCCGATGACGGCATGTACGCGAAGTACACTGACGTTCTCTATTTCGCTGACAGCCAGGGATGGACCAAGGGCGGTGGTAAGCCGAAGTCGAAGGAAGCTCAGCAGACCACCAGCGACTTGTCGGTTCTCTCGCAGCAGATTGCCGAGTTGACCAAGTTAATGACCATGCAGGTTCAGCTTACCCTTGATGAGAAGAAGGCCCGGAAATGAAAGTCAATGTCGAAAAGCTTAGGCTGATCGCTGACTTGGTGCACCCTGTCAAAACTAGGGTGTTCCTTACTACCTCGAATTGGGTGCGGATCGCAGCCGAGATTAACCTGGTCTATAAGGACAGTCTGGTGATGCCAAGCGGTAAGCCGACGCCTAAGAACTTTAGGGAGATGGTGATCCGCTCGACCACCTTCATTAACTCGGGCACGGATGACCAGGACGTGTGTAATCTGCTCAACGCACCAGAGGAAGAGCGTACACCATTCCGTTATCGGGAAGCCAACTTCGCAGTGAGACACGCGTGAAGGTCTTCCTCGGCTGCCCAATGGGCGAGAACATTATCCCGCAGACCGCACTCGCCATTCTGGGGCTTGTCGGCACCACGAAGTTGGCGGCTGTCTCATTCTCTCAGGATGGGTACATTGATCGTAACCATAATGGCATTGTTGGGAATGCTCTTAAACTCGGCATGGACGCAATCTTGTTCGTCGATAGCGACCACGAGTTTCCAGCCGATAGCCTCGATCGTTTACTTGCCAGGAATAAGGATATCGTGGGATGTCAGTATCGTATGAGACAAACACCCTGGGGCCTTATGCCACCGTGCAGCTCGAATGGGAACCCAGACGAGCTAGATCATGGGTGCCAGGAAGTGGAATGGCTCCCCAGTGGCCTTATGCTTGTTCGTACCGAGGTATTCAAGAAGTTACCCTTTCCGTGGTTCCCCAATCTGTATGGGAAGAAACTGGAAGATTTTGTAGGCTCAGATATGTCGTTCTGTCGCAAGGCTAGAGGATTAGGGGGCTACAAGGTCTGGTGTGACTTCGACCTTAGTGATAAAGTAACGCACATTACGCGGGTCTCAGTGCGCCGCGATGGCACCTTCGTTCACCCAGGTACTTCTCTCGACGGAATTTGTGAGGTAGGTTAATGAAACTGTCCACCGCAGGAGCTACGTTTATAGCCAGCCTTGAGGGCACCAAGCTTGTAGCCTATCAGGACGTGGCTGGTGTCTGGACGATCGGCTGCGGTCATACAGGAGACGTGAACCCAGGCGATCATATCACCCAAGATCAGGCTATGTCACTCCTGCTGATGGACACGGCTCGCTTTGCCAGGGCAGTGGACTTCTACACCAATGTCCAGACCCAGACCAATCAGAACGGGTTTGATGCGATGGTGAGCTTGGCCTATAACATTGGGGTCAACGCTTTCCTTGGCTCCTCGGTTCTGAAAAAGCACCTGGCGGCTGATTGGTATGGTGCACAAGCTGCCTTCCTCTTGTGGGATAAAGCCCATATCGACGGGTGCCTTTGTGTGGTTCCCGGCCTCCTCAACCGCCGCAAACAGGAAGCGGCCCTCTATTTGAAAGCAGTCTGATGGCTCTACAGTTCTCCACCACCTACCGCAACTACATGCTGAACAACAGTTCGTCAGGCACGAACATCGTCAATGCGCTGCTGGGCTCAGGTTCCAACATGTTGGTCTATGACAACTCGGCTGGTGTCCCGGCAACGTGTGCTGCCTCAGCTACCGGGAACCTCTTGGCGACAATCGCTCTCGGCACCCCGGAAAGCTCGACGGAACCATTTGCTCAGGCTACCGCTGAGACAATGACCCTCTCTGGCCTGACTATCGCCGGCACCGCGTCTGGTGGCTCTGCTGCTACGCCTGGGTACTTTCGCCTGGAGACAAGTGGCGGCACCACGCATATTCAGGGCACCGCTGGCATTAGCTCGGGCGACCTGTCTTTCAACGGAACGATCACCAATGGGCAGGCGATCGACATTACTGGCTTCACGATCACCGCGCCTGGTGCATAAACCGTGGCTTTTGGTGCGAGGATACAGGGCTCCGTCAATGTAAACACTCTTGGGAGCCCTGTTTCTACAACTCTTTCTGCGATAACAAACGGCAACATAGTCATTTTATGCGCTGCTACTACTGGTGCAGCACCAGTGGTTTCAGACAATCAAGGAAACTCCTATTCAGCTGGGGAGGTAATGAACTATGCTACTGGCGCGATCTTTGCCATTTATTATCTCCTAAATTGTACGAACGGCCCAACGACATTCTCTATGAGTTCTGCGGGGGCGGGGATTACCCAACTCTCCGCAGAGGAATTTACCGGAACCTCTACAGCCGTTTATGACACCGGCAATCAAGCAAATGACGCATCCTCGGGAGAATTTTTTACCCCAGGGAATATAACCCCATCGAGCTCTGGTGAATTATTGATCGCTTATGGGCAATCTAATAATTTCCCTACATCCCTAGCTGTTGATAGCCCATTCACAATCGGGGAAGCAAGCGGTACTCTTCCTCATGTCGCTTCCGCATATTACCTCGATAGCGGTTCTTCTGCGATTACAAGCACGTTTGATGGCGGTTCTGCTAACAATGGGGGCATCTCTGGCATTATTGCTATATCCGCTGGTGGGTCTGCTGCTACCGCTTCCCTCGCGGTTACGATGCCAGACCTTACCTTGGTTGGCACTGCTACGATCCCGGTGGGCGCAACTCTCGCCAGCACCATAGCAGCATTCACATTAGCAGGCACAGCTACCGTTCCGGTCGCAGCCACCCTTGCTAAGACGATGCCAGCTTTCACGTTATCTGGCACAGTCACGGTTCCTGTTGGTGCCACTCTCGCCGTCACGATGCCCAACTTCACGCTGGCTGGCACCGGGACAATTATCACTGCCGCGACCCTAGCTAAGACGATCGCTGATCTTACCTTGGCTGGCACGGCTACGGTATCTGGGGGCACAGTCAGCGGCATACTCGCTGCCACTATGCCTGCCTTCACCCTAGTAGGTACAGCCGGGGTAATCTCCGCAGGCAGCCTCGCAGTCACTATCCCCAGCTTTACCCTGGTGGGTACGGCCCAGGTTCTCTCTGTCGTTACCGCGGCTCTGGCTGCTACGTTCCCAGCCTTCATCCTGACCGCCACTGCCCTAGTAGGTAAAGCTCCGGTGCCACCCCCGCCTGATGGGGTTTCCAATTTCATCATGCAGGGTTTGCTGCTAGGGACGATAGTGACCGATGAACCGATCGCAGCGGGGGCTTACAAGGTCTCTGTGTCTGCTCGGTGGAACCAAGGGTCGAAGATCACCATTGGCACGATCAATGGCCCCGCGTATTCCTGGACCAACAATAGCCGGCGAGGGGTGGCTTTCCCGCTTGGGCAACTGGTGGTCACAGTGCAGAACGCAACATCGGTAAAAATCGTTATCTCTCCTAGTTGACACCAAGCCTACCATAGCGTAATCTATCTATTCGGTCGGGCGTATAGGGCGTCGTGTAATGCGCGCTTCCCGCCCTCGGGTCCATCGAGGTCCACTGCTTTTCGGCCCCCTTCAGGGCACCGGCAGTGGAAGTATGGACCGCGCGCCCGACCGAACGGGGATACGTGTGAAGCGGCCCCCCGCACCCTACCCGCCCGACCGGCCCCCGTCAAAGGATACGGCTGTAGAGCAGTTACTCTATTGGCCTTAACCCTTGTGACAGGAGCCCTCCGTGGCAACTCTCGCCCCTTTTGAAACCAGCATGGAGACGGTGCAGTTTAACACCACCTTCGAGATGCTGTTGCAGCAAGAAGTCTCCAAGCTTCGCGGCTTGGTGGAAAGCAAAGCTTACGTCGGTCGTATGGCCCAGGTGGTCAACCAGATCGGTGCCCTTGAGTTCAAGCAGCCCGCTGGCCGCTATTCTCCCCTCCAGTTCCAAATCTCTCAGTACACTCGTCCGTGGGTGCAGCCGACCGACCGTGACATCGCGGTTCCGTTCGACACCTTCGACGAATTGAAGTCCATCGCCGATCCGAAAGCTGCCATCAGCATGTCTGTGGTTGCTGCGGCGAACCGCTTCTACGACGATCTTATTATCAATGCCTTTGCCGGTACGACCCAGCGTGGCCAGGACGCCCAGACCCTTACGGGCGAGACGTTCCCCACTACGGTCAGCACGACTACCAGCGCCTCGGCCCCTTATGGTGGCTTCGTGGTGGCTGATACGTTTGGTGCGGGTGCCAGCGTTGGTATGACCTTCAACAAAATTCGTGAAGCCCAGCGCGTTCTTCGTCACTACGAGAACAACCTTGCAGCGGAGAAGCCTACCCTGGTGGTTGGTTCGCAGCAGATTTCTGATTTGCTCGGCCAGGTCGAAGTCATCGACAAATCGTACAATGACAGTGCGGTTGTTGAGCAGGGCGAAGTCACTAGCATCCTCGGGACGATGATCGTACCGAGCGAGCGGTTGAACACCAGTTCCAGCAATACGCTGCGCAACTGCTTCATGTTCGTCCGCAGTGGTATGCACCTTGGCATCTGGAAAGATATGTCCACTCGGATCGACAACCGGCAGGATTTGTCTTCGCAGCCCTGGCAGTTGTACTCGATGATCTCCGCTGGTGCATGTCGCACCCAGCTTGGCAAGGTCATCCAGATCAATTGCGCCGACACCACCGGCTCCGACATCACTCCGTAATCGCTGGTCTGAAAGGAAGATATTTCTATGGCACAGCAATCCGCTCCGACGAGCGCTCTTTATAGCGTCACCGTCGCGGGTCTCGATCCTAACCAGAACTCGGGCTTTGTTACTCGTCCGACCGCTGGGCAGGGTGGTGCTGGCAGGCTTGTGGTTGCAACGGGCACGGTCCTGTTTGCAGCCACCACGGCCACTACTGT